AGAGTCATCTGCATACCAATCATTGTTTCTCAACCAATCGCAAAAACTATTTATTCTTGAAAAAGCAGCATCACCAATTTCTGGTTGCATCATAAATTCTCTTCCACCCGCATCATTGATCGAACCATCGTAGGTATCATTCCAACCTCTTGGATATTCAAGGTATGGATCTGCATCTTCTTCCTCAAAATTAAAATGGTCATTCATAGCCTCAATTTCAACGGCTACAGCAGTATTGCTTTTATTTAATCTGAATTCTTTTTTAGGGTCTATGGATATTTTACTAATAGTTGATCTGCCAAGAGCCCTTGGAGGAGAAGACATAGCATCTAAAACTCTATTCTCAAAACATTTTTCGCAATACCGGTCTCCGCCATATCGACTCCAAGGTTCATCAATGTGAAATTTTCTACAGCCCCTGCACTCAATAACCCTTGTTTCCATACATCTATTACAAACTCTTTCATTGTCCACCATTCTGAATTGCATATGTACAACTCTTTTCTGCCCATGACAGACAAAACATTTATATTGATAATCGTCTGCGCAAGAGCCGCACAAAGATTCTCCGTTGCCAATGTGAAATAAATTTCGTTCAGCAGTCCAATTATAACAGTTACGACACTTATAATACTCTTCGTTTCTATCAAATCCATATCTGGCAATATAATTCTGGAAATTTTTATAATTATCTCTAATTCGAGTGCTCTCTATAATATCTTCATCGAGGTGAAATCTACCATCGAAGGGAATTGCTCCATTTTCTAATAACTCCATTCCAGACATGGAAAAATCGCCTAAATAGGTTTTGAGAAATATTTCACCTCCTTCTTCACCTGACTCAATTTTCACTACAAGAGCAAAATCTATATATTGCGACGAAACACCATCTAAATCAAACCTTCTCGAATCTCCAGAGCTATTAAAGAATTCTGGTGGCAATATAATTATTTGCCTTTCCCTAAATACTATCTCACCATCTAAAAAATCAGAAACTAATGCAATTTGCTCTTTACAAACCCATATTGAATCACTATCAAAACTTACTCGATGATTAAACAGCTGAGATTGCTCATCCTTTATCTCCTCCACAATCCCAATTTGAAATTGGTCTAAAAGTCTGTCGCCCTCCTCACTAAAGGGGATGGGGAGATAATATCTATCCCCCGAGCGAGAAGGGAGCAATACCGTATCACCAATATTTATATTGAAACAATCAGTCATTTACTCTCTCTCTTATCTACGATTTTTAATCTCTCTATGTATTCGTCAGCCTCCTCAGTATTCTTAGCCCAGAATACTCTGCCATTGTATTCAAATTGTTTGAGATTATGTTTAATGTGGAAGGGGATACGTTTTTTTCTGCTCATTTAGCTATCTCCTTTTATTATTGACTTTATGTATATAATTATTGCAGAGACTAATGTCCCTCCTGTCAAAACAATGTGTGCCAAGCCATGAGGCTCACCACAAAATCCGAGTAAATGTTTAATTGTCTCTATCATAAAATTTTTATTCTATTTCTTCCATGATTATTTCCTGAAATGATTATAAACCTCATGCACCAATACTGCTAAAAATAGAAAAGACGCCGTAAACAGAGCCAATCCTATCCCACCAATAAATAGCGAACCTGCGATTTTAATTAGTATTTCTACCATTTCTTCTCCATTTTGATAACATCCGAGCACAAATTCTTAAAATTTGTACTCCATTGAATATGTAAATTTACAACCATTTTTTCGAAATTCCAAGCACTTTTTTTTAGAGCAAAAAATAATTTTAGAGGGCTGTAATACGCTCTGTGTGTCGAGATTCCGCTTCAATACACTCTGAAGTGCACTCTTCTATCGAGAGTGAGGTATGCCTTATTTATCTCTGAGTTTGGGATTTCCGAGGATAATTGGCTTGATACCTTTATACAAGAGATTTTTACCCTCCTTTTCCTATTTGTTACTCAACAAACGGGGAATTAGAAATTTCAGCAGTTAATTTTACTTGTCTCCCAATTCCATCCTTGAAAATAATTTTGCCGATATTACTCTTGCCATCTTTATTTATTCTTAATCTCACATTCTTTATTTCGCTGATTTCATTTTCAACTAATAAAGTGTGAAGTGCTGAATTAAGATTTTTACTGTCTGCCATAATTCACCTCCTTTCTTTGGTTAATTCTGAATATGTCGCAATCGCTATAATCACTAAGATTAAAGAGAATTGAACTAAGTGATGACCGCATATCTCCATTGATCTACCTCCTTTCTTTAATGTTTTAGGTTAATTAATATTACTCATCTTCTATTATTTCCTGATTAGAATATATTCTCCAATCGTTGGATTTGCTATATTTTAAGTTTTTGCTGTCTTTTAGAAATATAGTCATAAAGTTTATTTCTCCGTGAAAGACCACGCAAACTTTTCCGTGCCAACTTGGGGAATCTGGAAAATAATCAGTTATCATCATTCTATCAGGATCAATGTTATACCATTCTTTTTCTGTAAACCCATCATCTTTTCTGGCTACTTCATTAATCTCATCATAATCTTTAATGGACATTCCCTTTGGGAGCTTGTCTAAGAATGATAATCGTTCGTTCTCTAAAATGGCTTCCTGATCGGTTCCCATTTCCCATTTATTATTCTCTGACATTTAATTCACCTCCTTTCTTTTTCTTTCGCTATACCAAATGGCTATTAATTGATCTTTTTTATAAGAGTTAGCCTTATGGTGAGTTATATTGAAATATTTCTGAGCCCACCGAACGAGATCTTCCTTCTTTAAATGTGGGCATCGGTTATAAGAGTATCTTATCATAATGCTGGCTTAGTTTATTTTACGAGGTATAAACTTTAATTCTAATTAAATCAAGAATTCTACTATTCGATAGAGAACCCAAGCACCTGTAATTATGGCTATTGCCACAACCCAGACTTCAAACCATTTATCTATGGCATTTATTAGTCTATTAAACATTGTTTAATCTCCTTTTATATTTGGGTACAACGCTTTTAAGTCATTGTACCCAAATTTAGTTATTAGATTCCCATTGTGGGGTCTGTATGATGGTTTTGGAGGTACCATTGTCTCTCATTGCCGCCCTGTACGAATACGGCATTTCCTAAATGGAAATCTTCCTCGCAACCTTTGCATACTCCACCATTCGCATAATCAAAATCAACCCGAAATATGACTAATGCGTGGTTGCCACGAGGTTTATCGCCGAGCCAATCTTTACCATTAGAGATAAATCCATCTTGTATGGTATATTTATCTTCAGGATATCTTTCATTCAGAATCCCTTCAAGCGTACCAATAGTATTAGCATCTAACATTTAATTCACCTCCTTTCGTGTTTATTAGGTTAATTAAAAAATCTCATATATTCGCATATCTACTTTTTTGACCTTTGATTGAACTTTACCATTTTTAGAGATTCTACTACTTTTCAGCTTTTTCACCGTATTTTCCCTAATGGACTTCGGATCTCGTTTCTTTTTCTTTACTATTTTCTTTTCTTTTTCAGACAATTCCAAGTATTCAGTAAAGACACGATAGTCCCGAAAAAGTGTTTTACTATTATGGTCATAGAGTTCAAACGGTTGATTTCTGAATTGTGCCGTTTTGTACGCAATTTTTATTATACAAATACAAGCCTTAAGAGATTCCAAGCCCTTCAGAATAGTGGGTTGTTTTTCGTCGGAATTAAGAGGATATGTTAAATCCCAGCCGTCTATTGTTCTTTCTATTTCAAAACGCATAGGAGCAAGATCGTCGCTCTTTGTCGCCTTGATTAGATTATCCTTCCGAGACTTGACTTCTTGAAGCTCGCTTTCCAATTCAGAAATACGCTTGTCTTGTAGACGAATTAGTGCGTCTGACATATTTCGTATCTCCTATTATTTTTATCAGAATGTATCATCAATTATTGGAATTTACGATAAAAAAACGAATTTTCCAAATACTTTTTTAAAAAAATTTATTAGATAAATTATAAGTCCGCCCGATCCCAACTTGGGCTCTAATACTTTTTGAGGGAATTTATTGGGTTAGATAAACGGTTAATTAATAGGTGAATAAAAAATAGATGAAAAATTTGCTTGGAAGTTACATGGGGATTCGTTAATTTTAGATATTAGAAATAGGATATGGTTTCTTATTTCATCACTTAAAATGAAAGGTTGATCATGGTTAGATTAACACTAGAACAAGCGGTAGATATCTTGACCAAGACTTACAAGATGGATGCGAAAGATGTTGCCGAATTAGAAGAAAATCCTACCAAATTAAACACTACATTGATAGAAACTTCCGACGAAGTGTTTTGCTTAAAAGGTACAAGGGAAAGGACTAACATTTCCTACGCACCTAACGAAGCGCAAGGCACCTATAAAGATGCGGAATCAATAATGGGTTCTATTCCCGCCTTTAAAGGTAAAGATGGGTTTATGTACGAATGTGGCGTTTATTGTAAGAAGGTGGTAAAGAAGAAAAACACGAAGAAATAAGGTAATCTTATTTCATAAGAAAAGCCCCCATGTTTCATGGGGGTTTTTTTTTATATAAAATTAAATTGTATTAGATAAATTTTAACTTATTAGACATTTCTAACTAAAAAGACAAATTTCAACTAAATAGAAAAAATCCAATTTAGGAGACGGGGGATGCCCTTTCGCGCGATAAAGGCCGACACACAATGTAGTCAAATTTTTGTAGTTCAATACTATCTGTATGGTTTGCCTATAATATTATACTACAGGTCAGATATAGATATAGCGGTTTAACGCTGAATTTGGTACTTTTACGGCGTTTTTATGATTTCTTGGTATATAGGTAGGCATATGGCTTATTTTTTAGATTTTTCAACCTTTTTCTTTTTTTTAGAATTTGGGACTGGAGTACGGTTTTCCATCCAATCTCCAAAAATTTTGGTATAATTTTTTTCATATCGGGTTAAATTGGCGACTCTATCTTTATCTCCTTTGCCATTCATACAACTTCCTTTCTTTCTTTCACTATTACGTTAGTAATAGTTTTCTTTCTTTTATATATATATATTATATATATATTATATTAAGCTCCATACGTACTAACAATATAAGGCTTAAAGTGGTATTTGTCAAGCTTTTTTTAAAAAAAATATTTTACTTGTTTTGTTTTTTTATATATATTAACTTCTAATGTGAAAAAAAGCAAAAAGACAGATGCTAGACATTATTGTGCAAATTGGAATGCTGGTAAGTGTTTAGGTGTAATGATGCACCGGGTGGAGGGTGAATTGCATTTCTTTGTAGATAAGGATAAAGCAGACAAGGATTGTGCCGTTGATAGCGGATGTAATTATTTTGATGATATAGTAATACCGGGGATAAATGAAAATAATTAGCTTAGGTCTTGGTATACAGTCTACGGCTATGTATATAATGAGTTCGCTTGGCGAAATAGAAAGAGCTGATTATGCTATATTTGCTGATCCGGGCGCAGAATTGCCAGATACATATAAATTGTGGGAAGACCTTAATAAATGGCAGAAAGACAATGACGGCATAAGTCTTGTTAAAAAAACAAAATCATTGTATAAGGATATAATAAATGGTGTAAATTCATATGATAAAAGATGGGCCTCTATTCCTGCTTTTACCGAAAGCGGGGGAATGATAAGAAGGCAGTGTACTGGAGAATATAAAGTAAATACTGTTATTGGCGAGATAAGAAGATTGCAAGGATTGAGGAAATATCAAAAAATGCATCCCACCGAAGTTTGCCTTGGCATATCTTTAGACGAAATAGAAAGAATGAAATTATCAGTATTACATAGAATTACATATAAATATCCATTGATAGAAAAAAAGATAACAAGAAATGATTGTGAAAAATATTTAAAAGAAAAAGGGTTTATTGGAGTTAAGAAGTCCTCTTGTGTATTTTGTCCGTATCATAGCAATAGGCAGTGGAAAGATATAAAATTAAATTATCCAGAAGAATGGAAAAAGGTTGTAAAGGTTGATAAAAAGATAAGAAACGTAACTAAGAAAGGACTGAAAGATAAACTGTATTTGCACGAGTCTAGAGAGCCAATTGAAAATGCATATTTTCAAGAAGACCAAGAAGAGCTTTTTATGTGCGAAGAGGGATACTGCGGTATATGATTATGGGTATAAATAAAGATAGCACACCAAAAAAGATAAAATTTTTGGAAAGCGTAATAGATGAAGTAAGAAAAAAAGAAAGGCCCATTAAGGCTGGTGTAATGCCCTGCACTGTTCCAGCGTGGGGATCAATGAGAAAAGAAGAAAAGGAGAAAAAATGAGAAGAATAGAAATTGGAGGACATGATTATAAGGTTAGGTTTATGGATGGTGAAAAATCTGGTTCTGAAAATAGATATTTATTTGGAATGAACAATCCTAGGACTTGCGAGATATTCTTAGATGAGAAGCTTGTAACGTCCCGCAGGAACGAAACATTTCTTCATGAAGTAATTCATTGTATTTTAGTAAACAATGGATGTGAGCATGACGAAGGAGTGATTGAAACACTCTCTAATGGATTCCATCAATTAGGTGTTGGAGAATTTCTATGGCGAAAAACCAAAAAGTAGTAAAAGCTATTGAAGCTGGTTATCCGATAATGATGAAAAGATTCTCGGATATAACTAAAGAGCAGTATGAGTTATTCTGTAAAAAGCAATACGACTATGGTTGTGGGAATATAACTCTTGGAGGCGACTTGGATAATGATGAAGACAGGATGTTTGCCTTAACTGCTTTGGTAATTCGAATGAATGATAAAGTGAACAGGCTTAAAAATATAATTGTCAAGCATCGTGGTGAAAATGCTGTTGACAATGAAACATATATGGATGCATTTAAGGATTTGTCTGTATATGGTGTGATAGCTCAATTGGTTGCGGAGAAGGTATGGGGAAAATAAAAACATTGTTTCTCTACATAGAGTCTTTGTTTTTAAAGCTTATCATAAGGCTGCTAATTAAAAACAGGAGAAAAGTAATATGAGATGGTCTGATGCTGAAATGAAAATACTAAACCAGTATACCAGAACAATGAAAAGTATACAAGCTATATGTTATGATCTGGATGCCGCCGGGTTTATGCGTACCTATAAAGCTGTAACAAGAAAAATAGAATCTATGGGTTGGCATAGACCGACGGACTTGGCTGATATTAGCGTTCTCCCGAGGATACTGTTGTTTGATATAGAAACTACGCCTATGCCAGTATGGGTTTGGGATTTTGGAAAACAATATGTTCCACATACTAATTTAGTGAGGGACGATAATGGTAAGCAAAGAGATTGGTATGTACTGTCTTGGGCGGCAAAATGGCTTTATGACGATATTGTCATATCAGATATGGTCACCCCGGAGGAATCTTTGCAAAGAGATGATTCTCGTATATTAAAATCAATATGGGAATTGTTAGATGAAGCAGATATTGTTGTGGCGCATAACGGTGATAGGTTTGATATAAGAAAGCTTAATGCAAGATTTATAATGAATGACATGGCTCCACCGTCTCCTTATAAATCAATTGATACTCTGAAGATATCAAGAAAGGAATTTGCTTTTAGTTCTAACAAGCAGGATTTTCTTACTAAAGCATTTAGTCTTTCTGAAAAGCTTAAGACCGATTTTCAACTGTGGGTTGATTGCATGAAGGGGAAGAGGGAAGCATTGAAAAGAATGCTTGAATATAATGAGCGTGATGTTTCTGGCTTGGACGAGGTCTATCTTAAGTTAAGACCTTATATTAAGAATCATCCAAACTTAGGAGTGCTTATGGATGAGAGTTCTTGTCCTTCGTGCGGAAGTAAGAACATAATTGCTTCAAATGCTACATACTTTACAAGTTCTAATGAATTTCCTGTTTACAGGTGTGGAAGTTGTAATTCTCCGTACATAAGAGGCAAAAACAGTTTGGGTCTTAATAAGACAAATTTGAGAAGTGTGGCCAGATAAACTTGACAAATATGTACTTAAGCCTTATATTATAGTATATGCTGGTTCGTAAAATAAAAAACATTGAACACAGGGTATATGATAATGAAGAGGAGTTTCGCCGGTACTGTCCTGATTTTGATTTAACTCGAAATTGGAGGGAAGGCACTGAAGGTAGCTGGGTAGAGACTGATGACGGCAAGATTTGCCAAGTCTTAAAGCGAGGGGAGCTTAAGAATAGTCAGTCCACGGGCGTGTGTAATTACTATATCAGGACAGTTATTGGCACTTTTATTTGTCGAGATAATGTGGAAATATCTGGTGGGCTTAGAAGTAATATGTATTCTTTCGGGGCTACTGACTTAACTTCGTATCGGCAAAAGATAGAAAGAAAAAAAGCTACTCGTAGGGAATTTTTATTTGCCAAGTATGTTGCCCAGGGAGATGGTATTGCGGAAGCCTTTATGAAGGCGTATCCAACTAATAATGAAAAATACGCAGATTATCAAGGTAAGATATTATTAAGTACTGAAAGGGTTAAAAGTTTGATCAGAGAAGAAGTTGACAAGGTATTGAATGATGCCGATATAACTCCGCTTTATTTACTTGAAAAAATGAAGGAAGTTGTAGATAACGAGAAGGCACAAGATAAAGATAAGATTCAAGCCATTAAGACTTTAATGCAAATTAGTGGTATGATGGAAACAGAAAAAAGAACTGAATCTTTAACTTTATTTCAAGGATTCACAAAGGAGCAATTAGATGCTATCCAAGGCGGAGATTCGAAAAAACTCATTGAAGCTTCGAGAGAAGTCGAAAAGTAAAACTTGTATAATTTGCGGATTTCCTATGGGAGAATATGCGTCTATATGGTATAACATATCGGAAGATTATTTTTCTATAGAATGCTGTGAATGTTTTTCTTCTTATGATGAAAATTTTGAAATAAAGATGCCGGGTTTAATATTTAATCCGGGAGAAGCATAGGAGTAATAAAAAATGAAGACAGTTAAATATGACCTTGTATTACAGGTTCATGATAAATTAAAAGAAGATGAATTAAAGAAGTATTTGGAGATATATGCTATAAATGATAGTAGCGTTAAAGGTATTGTCAAGAAAGTTATAGGAGAAAAGGGATCTCCAGATAACTTTTATATAGAATCTATGAATATAGAGGAGAAAAAAGTTCCAAAAGCAACTAAGTCTAAAAAGAAAGCAAAGGTAAAGAAGTGAAGTTAGCCGTTTATGGAACGCTTCGGAATGGAAATAAAAATACTGGAAGAATAAAGAATACATCTCTTGTTTATCCGGGACATCAAAGATTCCCGGCAATGATACAAGATTACAAAGGAAGTGGAACTGTGGTGGAGGTGCACGATGTTACAGGCGAAGACTTAGCTCAATATGATTTATATGAAGGTATAAAGATTGGTCTTTATGAAAGAGTCAAGGTTGATGTGGAATTAGATTCTGGTAAGAAGCAAAAGGCTTGGGTATATGTTGCTGGCCCAAGGTTGCTTGATTTAGTAAGTGTATTTGAAGAAATACCCAATGGAGATTGGTACAATAGAAAAGTTCAACATAATACCAAATAATTTAGACGAGAAGGAAAGAGTCTTGAATATGGTATCAAAAGATTTGGTAGCATTTGGACAACTGTTTCTTCCAGAAGATTTTATGAAATCTAAACCTGCTCCATTTCACTATGAGGTGGGGGAGAGGTTTCTCGACAGCACAATTAGAAGATTGTGCCTAGTTTTACCTCGCGGGCACACTAAATCGACTATGGCCAAAGCTGCGCTTTTACATAGGATATGTTTTAACCCAAAGGGTAAAAATGAGTTTGCAGCTTGGGTATCGGAAGAGCAGGGGCAGGCTATAGATCATCTTAAGTATATTAAAAATCATATTGAATTAAATCCTGCTTTGAATTATTATTTTGGTAATATGGCTGGAAACAAGTGGACTGAAAAAGAAATTACCACTTCAAAGGGTGATAGAATAATCGCAAAGGGTACAAGCCAAAGGTTGCGTGGAAGATCGGAACTTGGTCTTAGGTATACTAAAATTATTCTTGATGATTTTGAATCTGAGTTGAATACAAAAACCCCGGAGAGGCGAAAAGAAATTAAAGAATGGCTTATGTCTACTGTTTATCCGGCATTGGAGGAATCAAAAGGCAATGAAGGTTCCATATGGCTTATAGGAACTATTGTTCATTATGATTCTGCTTTGCAAGGTATATACGATGGATATCTGGAGGCGAAAGAAAATAATGAAGATTATACATGGGAGATGGTTTTCCATAGGGTATTAGAGGATGGTAAGCCCTTATGGCCTTCATATTTCCCAAAGAAAAAAATAGAAAGCATAAGAAAAGATTACGAATACGTTGGTCAGTTACACAAGTTTGCTCAGGAGTATATGAATGATGCTCGCGATCTGGAGACGGCTAAATTTAAAGTGGATAGGATTAATTATTTTGATGGGCAGTTTAAATCTAGAAACAATCAAGCATATATCCTCACAAAGGAAGACGCAATTCCTGTTAACGTATATATGGGAGTTGATCTGGCCTATGAATCTTCAGCCAAGCATGATTATCAAGTTATTGTTATTGCTGGTATTGACAGTGATAAAAATATCTATGTAATAGATATTTTCAGAGAGCATATACCATTATATGATATGCCAAGAAAAATATTTCAGTATGCCAGAGAATATCAGCCAATGCGTCGTGCGAATGTAGAGCATGTTGGGGCGCAGGGAATAATAAAGGATGCGGTAAATGAGCTTTCTGGCAAGGATAGAAAAATGGCTCCCGGTATTGCGAGGGGCGTAAGACCGCCAACAGGGATAAAAAAAGAAGATAGGCTAGAATCCTTGCTTTGCCCGGTTGTTAATCGGGGTAAATTGTTTATTAAAAAGAATCATAGTGACTTGGTAGATGAGATGTTTCATTTTCCAAAAGGTAAGAACGATGACATACTTGATGGGCTTTGGTATTCAATAGTTAACGCAAGAGCGCCGTTAAGCGTTAAGTTTGATTCTGATAAATTTGAAGAAACGATAGAAGAAAAGAAAGAGTTTTTAGGTCGTTCTATAGTAAGAAGCTGGATAACCGGACAAAGAATTTAAAAAAAAAATAAAAAAGACTTGACAAATTGGTATTTAAGACTTATATTATAAATATAAGTTAACTTTACATACTGGGGAGATTTGATATCGTTAGTGAAAATGATATTGCGCAAATAGACGAGGCGCAAAAAAATAGAGACCTATGGAGAAGGTGGCGTGACGCAAGGCAGGATTGGGATGAAGAAGCGCGTGATGCTGTAGACTTTGTTCTAGGTAATCATTATACCCAAGAAGAATCTGACGCATTAAGTGCCGTTGGGCAGGGTGATTTCGTTATTGACAGGGTTTACGCTGCTGTCGACAAACTTAAATCACTATTAACCTCGCGCAATCCGAGGTTCTCGGCTATAGGAAGAGAAGACTCTGACAACAAACTTGCTCAGGTTTGGCGAACAATACTTGAGTATTGCTGGGATGTTTCTGATGGCGACATGGAGTTTAAGCAGGTTGTCCACGACTATGCCATAACTGGCCTTGGATATTTTTATGTATATATTGATCCGGAAGCAGATTTTGGGCGCGGCGATGTCAAATATACCCATGTCAATCCATTTAGAGTATATGTAGACCCCGCTGCAAGAAATAGATATTTTAACGACGCTTCCGCTATTTTACTTTCTACAATCTTAACAAAAGACCAAGTATTATCTTTATACCCACAAATAGAAGAATATATTAATGATGTAGAAACAACCGTAGATGAAGAAGATTATCCCGCCTCGTCAAAAAAGAATTCCTCTGAATCATTTACACCGGACGTAATTAAAGATAAAGATCGCGCCGGATATGAAAGATATAGAATATTAGAAAGATTTGAAAAAGTAAAAGTTCCGTATTATAGACTTTTTAATAAACAAAGTGGCGAAGAAAAAGTTGTTGATATGGAATCTTTTCAGCAGATAGCAAATGAAAATTCGCATTTAATAGAATCTGGCTTGGTTGAGGCTGTAGAGGTAATTCAAACAAGAGTTAAAATTGTTGCTACTATGGGGCAATATTTATTATATGAGCAGATTCTTAATACTGATATATATCCTATTATACCAGTCCCTAACATTTGGACTAATACTCCATATCCAAAATCAGACGTAAATAAAGTTAAAGATTCTCAAAGGCTTATTAATAAGCTTTTTTCTTTAACTTTAAGTCATGCGCAGGCTTCTGCTGGGCTTAAGCTTCTTGTTCCAGAAGGAAGTGTGGATGACGTCGGTCAGTTGGAAAGGGATTGGGCAAATCCTAATGCTGTTTTAGAATATAATCCAGAATTTGGCGAACCACATTTTCCTGCGCCACAACCGCTGGCTGGAGAGTTTTATCATTTAATAGATAGAGTAGAACATTATATAGATTTAAATTTTGGAATACCCGAGTTGATGCAGGGTTTTAAAGAAAAAGCACCAGATACTGTTCGTGGAACGGCTATGCTATCTGAAATGGGAGAAAGTCGCGGTCGTTCTAAATTGAAGGATATAGAAGGAAGTTTAAATCAACTTGGGAGGTGCATATATAATTATGCAAAAGGACATTATACGTTCCAGAAAACTTTTAGAATCGTGCAACCAAATAACGATCTTACTGAGTTCTCGGTAAACAACAGGTTGTATGATGATAAGTCCAACGAACTTATGCAGATAGAAAATGATATATCATTAGGTCAGCATGATGTTCGGATTATATCAGGATCAACTTTACCGTCAAACAAGATTGCAGAATATAATATGTATCTTGAGGCGTATAAGTTAGGATTGGTAGATGATGTCGAGGTCTTAAAGAAAACGGAGATCTACGACAAAGAAGGTGTATTGCAACGTAAAGGTATGATGGCGCAAATGCAGTCATATATACAACAACTAGAAGGTCAGATAAAAGAACTTTCTGGTGACCTGCAAACAGCAGACCGCGAAGCGGTTCATGCTAAGAAACAGGTTATCACTGAGAAATTTAAATCTGATTTAAGCGAGGTTATGTCTGAGGCGAAATATAAGGAAAGAGTTAAGCTTGCAGACCTAGAAAAAGTGATTGATAAAGCGGATGTTCGTGCCGAAGCTGCGTTAGCTGTACAAAAGGCGAATAAAGGGAGTTCCCCAAAGAAGGGGAGCGCACAAAAATAAATAATCATAGGTTATGCTTCTTCAAGGCATTTAAGGGTGGCTTGAGTTAATGAAGAAATCTAAAGGAGGTTATATGGAAGAACAAGTGCAAGAAAGTGTAGTTGAAGCACCAGAGGCAAGAGTCGGGACAACAAGGGAGGGCTTAGATGCGTCTATGCCAGACGTTGAGTTGGCATCTGAGTTGCCAAGCGTGCAAGATGCTGTAGTAAATGAAGGCAATAAAAGACCGCCTAATTTAATTACTAAAGAAGGTGATGAAAGTCAAATTGACTACGGCACTGATTGGGAAAATGAAACTCGCAAGTTTCAGTCTATGTATGATAAGCAAAAAGCTGATTACGATAGACTTCAAGGCGACTACGAAAAGCTTCAGCCAATGTCTGAATTACAAAGCGTTCTTGAATCAAGACCAGATGTAGTTGAGGCAATAAGAGAGAGGCTAGAAGGTCGCAACACCCAAGAAACTATACGCGAACAAGATGATAGCGAAACTGTTGATGAATCATCTTTTGACCCATGGGAGGCCTATTATAAGCCTGAGTCTCCTTCGTATAAAATGAGAATGACTCAGGAAAAGGCTTTGGTGGATGAGGCTGTTGGAAAACATATGTCTGAACTCCAAGGTCAAGTAGCGTTGCAGAATTTGCGTAGCGAGTTAACTAATAACTACAATATGCAGGATGAAAAGGATATTAATGATTTTATTGAATTTGCGACAACACCAAGAG